GGGAGCAGACTGCGGTGTCGCGCGAGCGCCCTGCGTCTCGCCAGGGCTGGTTCGATAGGTGAGACCCAGGTCGCGAGCCCTCTCGCTGTCTGCCGCGTTCTCGCGGTCGATCTCTTCAATGTCGTAACCGGTGGCCTCGACCACCTTGCGGCGGGAGGTCAGTCCCGCTTCCATCGCCAGCACCTGTGCCTGAATGTCCTTCAAGGGATCGACCCAATCCCAGCGCGGCGGAATCCAGTGGACCGGATGAACGCGTGAGCGATCATCGATGTCGATCGCGCCCGACAACACGGCCGTCTCCAGCCAGCGCTGCCAGATCGGACGGCAGAGCTGGTGAGCCATCACGCCATGCTGGAGCTGGCCGATCCGGCGGCGGAACTCGACGAGCTCGGCCCGGAGGCTCGAATAGTTCGCCTGCCTCACATCGCCGGTGACCAGGTGGTACGGCAACCCCAGCGAAGCCGAGACCGCAAGCAGCGTTCGGTACTGGAACGCCTCATAGCTGCTGCCGACATCGGCAGGGCTCGAGAACTTCACATCCTCACCGGGGAGCAACACCTGCATGGTGCCGGGCTCGAGACTGGCGATGGCAGCCCCATCGAGATCGGCCTCGGCCTCCCCGAGCATCGGGTCTTCCGGCGCTGTCTTGGTGATGAAGCCCGCGAACATCGCCGCCGTCTTCTTCCGGTCGAGTTCAGCGTCATCGTACTGATCGAGCAGGAACAGCCGCACCATCGCCGGCGCCATATGCGGCAGCCCCCGGATCTGGCCAGCATCGATCGGGCGATAGATGTGCAGCACGTCGTCCGCGGACACGCGCACCGTGTCGGGCACCGCCACCCGCTGGTCGGTGCTGTCGCCCGGATGCCGGCGGCGGAAATGATAGGCAACCCGCCGGCCGATGGCGTCGAACTCGATCCCGCAACGGATACGATTGCCGCTGGGGGCGGTTTCGGTCTTCTCGAAGGGCAGCATCTCCGACTGCAGCAGTTGCAGCTGCAGTGGAACCAGCAACCCATCCTCCGCCCGGCGGGACCGCAACCGGACGAAGCACTCGCCAGCCACGAACATCTCGCGCGCGACCATGGCCTGCAGACCATAGAAATCGGTCAGCCCATCGGCATCGGCCTCATCGGTCCAGGCCAGCCAGAGTTTCTGCACGCGCTCGCGCAGATCCGGGTTTGCAATCAGCGATGAGGGCTTGATGCCATCACCAACCAGGTTGGCCGCGAAGGCCTCGCAGGCGTTGGCGGCATAGCCATTGGTGACCACCAGTTCCCGGGAACGCGCCAGCAGCCGCGGTCCGCCCGAGGCCACCAGCGCGTTGATGTTCTCCAGCGGCGGGTTCCAGCCTCGGAGCCGGCGCCTCGCCATCGCGCCCTCCAGGCGCGCACGCATGGCCTCGGGGCCACCGGTGGTCCGGCGGCGGAACAGATCGAAGAGACCCATGGGTCAGAGGCCCTTGGCGGTGGTGATACGCACCTGCCGGATCAGCTTGCGGCCCTCTGCTGCTGCGATCTCCCGGTCGAGGGCCTCGATGGCGCGGTCGATCTCGGCAACGCTTCGATAGTCCACGCTCTTGCCATCATAGCTGACACGGGCCACGCCGCTGGACCGCTGTGCCGCAAGAGCATCGCGGCGGGTGAGAAGGTCCGTGATTGTGGTCATGGGGATTGCCTTTTATTCTGCCACCGCATCAGAAGACGGAGATCGGTCGTGTCAGAAACAATCGCGCACATCCGCATTGATCTCGAGGGAACAGAACCAAGGGTGTGGCGTGAGCTGGACCTGCCGCTCTCAACCACGCTTGCCGCCCTGCACGAGATCATTCAGGTCGTCATGCGCTGGCAAGGGGACCACCTCCACGAATTCGTCGTGGGTGATAAGGTTTATGGCGTCCCAAACCGCCAGAACAGGTTCTTCGCCCACAAAGTCTATCAGTCCAAATCCATTCGCCTGGAGACGTTGACCAGCCTTGGCGTGCGGGAGTTCCTGTATGTTTATGACTTTGGTGACAACTGGCGTCATCGGATCATCATCGGGGACATCCGAGAAGGGGAGGCAGACCGTGAATATCCCCGCTTTGTCGCCGGCGAGCGCCGTGCTCCGCCGGAGGACGTTGGCGGTGTTTCGGGGTTTGCCGGGTTCCTCGAGGCGATGGCGGATCCCGGGCATGAACAACACCAGTCCATGGTCGACTGGTATGACGAGCCTTTCGATCCCGAGGATATCGACGAGCGCCTGGTCAGGATGATCATCGAAGACTTTGCCGCACGGAGACGGGGACCCTTGAAAAGCCACCGGACCGGCAAACGCTCACGGCAGTAATTCCCCGCTTCATCTCATATAATTTGAAAGCACCGTCCGCCGCCGCGCCGACGGTCGTGATGATAGGGCCGCCGGCTCCTGCCTCTCAGGATCAGCCTTTTCCGCCAGCAGCTGCCGCTCGAGATCCTGCCACCGGGCGTCGGACCACCGATCAGCACCGACGATCCAGGCAGCCGCACGGGCATAGACACGGCAATCCAGCGCCTCGTTGCGCTCCCGCATCTTCTGCCATTCGAGTTTGGTAAAGCCACGTTTCGTTTTCACCGTGACCAGTTGCTCGGCCGTTAGCTGCTTCAGCCATTCGCTGTCTGCCCAGCTGGGCAAGTGGACCGTTCCCGGTGGGAACGACGCACCGGCCGCGACCTCCTTGGGGACAGGCCTGCCCTGACGCAGAAAGCGGTAGGTCTCAGCCTTGAAAGTCGAGGTTGCCACCGTCCAGAGGCGCGCGCCGCGGCGAAGGCGTTTGCCGCCCACCGTGGCATCGACATAGGTCGGTCCCGTCACCGGACTTGCTCTGTTGAAGCCCTCGAAGCCCTTCACCGGCGCCACATGGCCGAAGCCAGCCTGCCGGGCCCAGGCATAAACGGCGGCGGTCTCATAGCCAGTGTCGATTGCCAGCCGCGCGATGGTCAGCGGCGTGCCGCCGGCATGGAGCCATGTTTGGCTGAGTAGATCGCCGAGCTTCTGCCAGCAGGCCGGATCGCCGGGCCCACCCTCTATCAGCATGTGATCGATCAGCCAGCTTTCGAGTCCCCTGCCCCAGGCCCAGACATCGACCTCGATCCGGTCTTTCTGCACGTCGGCGCCAGCTGTCAGGAACAAGCCACCGGCGGGGATCGAGCCGGGTTTCCAGTCTTCCTTCACACCCTGCAGGCGCTGCCAGTCGGGCGCCTCGCCCGTCTCGAACCAGGTCTCACCCAGGATCGTGTTCCGGAACGCCCGCATTGCTTCATCACTGCCCTGCGCTGTCTCCCACGCCCGGGCAATTCGCGTCCAGCTGAGCCACCCCATCGGCGAATAGAGCGCAGAGAGGTGATAGCCGACTGTCAGCGGGTCGGCCGCCGGTGATGTCGCTCGCCATACACCACGCTCCAGCATCTCGGTCTTGCGATGCTCCGAGATCGGCCGTTCGCAGCCCTCGCAGTGGTATTCCGCAGTGTCAGGGTGTCCCTTCTCCCAGCGGAGCCGCTCGAACTTCAGCCATTGTTCATGACCGCAATGCGGGCATGGCACATGATAGCGCCGCTGGTCACTGGCCTCGAACTCACGCTCGATGCGGGAGAGCCCTTTGATCGTCGGCGTCGATACCAGAAACACCTTGCGCCGATGCGCGAAGGTCAGCGAGCGCGCCTCGGCCAGTGATACCGGGTCGCCCTCGTCATCCGCCGAGGCTGGGTAGGCATCGACCTCGTCGAGGAAAATGTAGCGCGCCGGGGTCGATCGCAGCCCGACTGCCGAGTTCGCTCCGGTCATGATCAAGATACCGCCAGCGAACTCCTTCGATAGCATCGTGTTGCCAGCGTCGCGCGAACGCGCCGGCTTCACCCGTTCCCGCAGTTCTGGGCTCTCCTCGATCAACGGGTCGATCCGCTGACGCGAGTTTCTCTTCGCAAGTTCCACCGTCGGCTGGACCGCCAGCATCGGCCCTGGTGCGTGATGCATCACAAAGCCAATGAAACAGTTGCCTGCTTCCGTGGCCCCCACCTGCGCCGCTTTCATGAACACCACCCGCTGCACGGGGCTGGCTGGCGAGAGCGCATCCATGATCTCGCGCATATAGGGGGTGCGCGCCGTGCGATAACGGCCCGGCTCCGCCGAGGCGCGGGATGATAGCCAGCGATGGCGATCAGCCCACTCCGAGACGGTCAGGTTCGGGTCTGGTCGGATCCCGCGCGACCAGGCACGCAGTAATGCCTCAGCGCCATCGAAAGCAGAAATCGCGTCATCCACTGCCAATCCTGATCTCGGCCAGGCTGTCGAGGTGGGCGCGGACATGGGCCTCCAGCACGTTCTGCATCAGCGCTGCCTCAACCGTGTTGCCATCGTCCAGGACCGCCGT